TTACGTGGGTAGGATCACAGTTCCTCCACTTCCTGCAGGGGTTTGGCCCAGTATATGCCCGGTTTCAAAGCTCCCAAGTGTATACGTTTTGCCATCATTACCATGGAAGGTTACCAAGTTGCCTGTCAGGCCAATACTCTCCCCCTGAGCCATTGTAATACCTGAAATACTGAGCTTCATCGTACCGGTCTTAGTTAACTCGGTAACAGATATGTTAGCGTTAGGGTCGATTGCTTTTGCACCTTTAATTAACCCTGATAATTTGGTCCTTACTGCTGGGTCATTAACCACCTCATCAATCTGACGGCGTGCTGCTGAGTAACCTGCTGATGAATTGCTACCATCATTACCCCCGGTACCATTTGAACCACCACCAGGAGTAGAAGAATCAGGGCTCTCGTTTAGATTGTCACCAGATCCCCCCATATAGTCGCCTGCAATAGGGCCTGGTCCATTTAGTTCAGTTGACATTTTAATACATCCTTAGTTTACACCAGCAGGCTTTTAGCCACTGGTGAGTAAATAGTGACAAATCGTATGAATTTAGATGCTATAACGATTTAATTTCCATTTAATTTTTCGTTTCATCAACAGCTCCCTCTAAATAAGCCACCTTTTCCTCTAGCCGAACTCGTAATTTTTGCTCTTCTTTCAGTGCTTCTATAAGAAGCGCAACGACCCCGTTGATATTAATACCTCGAGCATCTTTCAGCACACTGCCATCATTAAGCGTAAGTTCCGTCCTGGACACCGCCTGAGGAAGTACTTGCTCAACTTCTTGCGCAATAACACCGGCTTCGGTAACACCCTGTTTCAGATATGTGTAACCGCTAATTTGGTCGAGTTTCTCAAGAGCATTTTCGATTTTCTCAACCTGGGTTTTCATTCGTGCATCAGAGCTGCTGTTCCAGGCGCCATTGGTATAAGCGTGCCCATCATTACGGAATTCATACCAGCCCTGCGCTCCACCGTTGGCCACATGAAGACCGAGAAAATGATGCTGCCCAATGCGTTCGTAGTGGTAGAGGTCTGCAGATAAATCGCCAGCTCCCTGGAGCCACAAGCCATTAGTTTTACTTCCAGTGTTATTATCAACTTTACGGTTACCCTGCGCTTTAAACCAGCCTTCAGGATTGCGCTTGATATACTGACCAGAATCCAGTTCGCTATTTGAACGTACGCGAAGCTCATTCCAGTTTCCTTGCCAATCACGGTATGAGAGCAAGCCGTAATTGTCGGCGCCAGCATTTACTCTAGCCCCCATGAGCATTCTTGTAGTTACGTTGCCAGATTTAAAATCTGTATACACAGGTGCTGAGTCATAGGTTTGCCCATTAATTAAAGCATCTGGACCGGTCAGCGTCGTGAAAATCCCTGCATTGTGAGCAACCATTGCACCGCCAGAAATATCCACACCATTGCGTAAAGAAACACGACCGGTTTTGAGGTTAAAGGACAGTGGGCGAAGGGTATTCCATTGTCCATCTTGCGCCTGACCATCAGGTGTTACCAGTGTGTAAAAATCATTACCGTCATTGCGCAGGATGACTCCCGTGTTCCCCCCTGCCAGACGAAAAGCATTCTGAGATTTAGAAACTACTTCACCATCAGTTACAACACGTTTACGCAACGTAGTCAGTGATTTCATTTCCGAAATATCGTCGTTAACACCGCTTAAAACTTGTGCATTGATTTTTTGATCAACCATTTTCCATTTTCCTTGTCGATAGCTAAACACAAATACTGTATAAATACACAGCTGTGTATTTATACAGTTGTTATACACCTGGTTTTTCAACTCGTCAACGTCGGTTTAGTATCCGGATACGAGTCGGTCCTTTAGCTAGATGCAGAGGTAACCCACTGAGTATTAACCTAATGGTGGTGTTCTTTAGCCTTTGCATTGAGCATTTGGATGAGAGCAATCTTTCTGGAAGATCGGGGCGGAAAAGCGTTGCGACAGACAGTAGCCTACCTATCTTGGGCGTGTTTCATGCCCAGACAGTTATACCTGGCGGTTTATTGATGATGAATACCTATCATCATAGAAATAAATAACCCGCCGAAGCGGGCTTTATCATGCTGCAATACCTTTTTTCAGGAACATTTCCGGCAGATTTGCCCTCACCAGTGCCTCAGCGAACAGCGGCGGCACAGCGTTGCCATAGCGCGCTACCTGCTTGTCCTTTGCGTATTTCACTCCACGGTAGTCCCGGTCAATGAGGTACCTGTACGATAAAAGTCTGTCACTAGCCCAAAAAAAAACCCGCCGAAGCGGGTTTTGTTGTTTTACAAATAGTAGGGAAAGCCTTGCTACACTTGCACGCCATTTTTTTTCCTGGCTTCGAAGCTGGCGTACATTTTCGAGTTAAACAAAGAGATCGACTCTATCTGGTCTCTCGGAATGACATGTCTGTACTGCGCAAGTGATAATGGTTCTGATGTAAAAGATATTCCGCATTCTTCGTAATGATCTGCGTAGTTTACTTCTTCTACAAAAGACAAAGTGTCCTTATGCCTATAACCGCTTAAGAATGGAATAATTACTACCGTGTCTGTATCGTGCTCTTCAAGCCTAGCCTCATGGACCATACCGATATAGACCTTTCGGGATTTAAGCGTTATTGATACCAATAACTGAAGATTGCTTTCAATAGACTCAAGTAAAACAGCTTCTATCGGACTTGATTTGGCAATCTGCTCAAAAAGCGCACGCCGAGCAGAAGGGTCACGCAACTTTTTCTCTTCTTGTTTCGACTCACCTAAACTTAACGTTACCGTTGTAAGAACAAGTGCAACAAAAGGTAGGCCTATCCCAGCGATATGGAATTTCCATAAATCATAAGCATAAGTAAATTGATGTGTATCTAACCCAAGATAGAACGGTAAGTTCAATAACACCATGGAAAGAAATATCGCTAACCACACTATCAGAAGTAACATAAAGGAAAGAATCAGATAGATAGATCCCTTTAAAGCAACCTGGAAGTAGGATTGCCAACCTGTGGATTTTTTGAAGAGGATTTTTGATGGAATGTGGCTATTTATGTACAAATAGCCACATACTAAAACGACTACAACCAATGCTGCGCTCATGTCTACCCTTGGTTTTTTTTCTTAGAGGACAGAGCATTTATATTATAAAGTAGAGCGTTTTGCACATTTTGGTTGTGCGGGTTGATTTTCAGGGTACCGCTACGGTCAAAAAAGTAAGAATCCGTTGCAGTTTTTTCCGCCGGGTTATCTTTAGTATCCCATCTGTTGCTGACCAAGATGTCCATTATACGGTCTGGAGTGGCCAGCGTTGCCAGAAGGCGCTTCATATTGTTCATAAGTCACTCCTTACCAGCATAAAAGTCGACACTGCGCTTTGTACTGGTAAGAAAAGCGTAAACAATAACACTGTATTTAGCAACAACTAAAGGTGCTGTATGAACAGATATGATGGCATATGAACAACAATGAACTTTGCTCACATACCTATAAAATGACTATGCAACCTTATCCTGAAGTAGGCACATCTCCGGCAAATTAGCCCTCACCAGCGCCTCAGCGAATGGGGGCGGAACGACATTGCCGCAGCGTGCAACCTGCTTATCCTTAGCATCTTTCACGTCACGGTTTGAGTATCAGTATGGAGCTATCGCGATGACTAGATATGGCTGCAGGTGCTTACCTATAGCCGAGAAGCTACCGTTATGGGGTTTGATGCTTTCCTGTGGGAAGTTCACACTTCACCTCCGCAGAGGCCAAATGCTGAATGCAAAAAATAGCCGGTGACGGAAGCCATCGGTGACAGGGATTGCTATAAGGTTTTGTGCGCCATGTGTCCCCACTTGACTTGGCGCCAGATAACAGGTGTCAGTTGTTCAGGCTGACGTGGTAGTTATCGCCCCTCAAGGGGATAAAAACAAAATGAGCATTGTCGACTCCCCTCCTGGAATTGGGCATTGGTTAGCCTGTGAATTTGTGATTTTCTGTGTTCTTCACTGAAGCTTGACGTGCATCAACCCCGATACTCGGGTGAGAGTTATGTTGTAAAAATCATTTATTCGTCAATCAGTAAGGAGTAATGAAATGCAAGTTCAAGAGACTCACTGTATTGAAAGCGGTCTGGTTTTTAACGTTGGCGCCGTATCTTACCGACGCAGAATAATGGTTCCGTTACTGCTAGCCCTTGCCCCGGGAGGTAAGTCAAAGGCCAAACATGAGCTTTTCTTCAATGGAAATTCAGTTGCTAAAGCATACGCAGAAGGAGCTGTTATACCGAATGGAGTGAGCTTAGGCTGGTCAGAAACTAAAGGGTGGGAGGGGTACATCGAAGCTAACCAAACAGCAACCATTGAGGCGCGAATGAGCTCATCAGAGGGTGGCTCCACTCCATCAAGCACGACAATTTATATTGGTGCGGCGTAACTCTTTTCGCGGGGATGACCTCCCCGCCTTATATTATTTTTTGAATTATCGCACCCGTGAACTGCCGTGCTCGCTGCGCGGCTTTGCATTCTGCGAGGGTTACAGTTAAGCAGCCTCATGTGCCTGACACATCAGCGCCTCAGCATACCGCGGAGTTACCCACATGGTAGATATTTGACGACAAACGCCCTTTTTAAGGTTTTACCAAACTAAATTTTATTGTATCCCGATATACCCCTGGATGGCCTGGCACAAACTTACACTTTTTAATAGCAACCTCAGTTTCCCTGAAGAAAACCTCATCGCCCGTTATGTCTACTGAGTACACATTGCCTTTATCATTAACCCACGCAGCATAATCGACACTCCCTTCAATTCTCAATGCCTGAGCCTTGACTGGCATCACTGGCGCAGGACAGCTTATGCGAACAGGTACTATTTCTTCTTTTTTTTCAATAGCAAGCGCCACGTTGGATACAAGGACAGCACAAACCAGAAGCAATGTTTTTTTCATAAACGATACCAATTGTTGTTTTCCTTGCGTCCAAAGTTCACTAATGCGCATTTTACATGTAAAGCCGGAGGGAGAGGCTCCACTTCGACACAAGCCCCCTCTGGTGTGGAGGGGATTATATATCACTGCGGCGGTTTTTCTGTGACCTTGTTGTGAATCTCCCTGAGGCTGATTCCGCAGCTCGCGCAGAAGTTAGCAAGGTAGTCCAGCCCAGACCACTCGCGAATCCCTCCGCGAGCAGCCTCCACAAACACAGCTATATCTTTACCCCGCCACAAGCCGAACAATCGCCAGCCGCCGCCCTCAGGACTTTTTACGGCGGCTATGCGAGTCAGTACGCCGGTCTGATACAGCTCAGTAAAGGCGGGCTTCTTTCTGGTTATCATTCGCATAAATACAAACCTGTGATTTGTTGATAACAAATAGCGCGTTTGCGTTTTATGGTTTCACCTCCTGCGGGGCGGCTGTACGCGCATAAACGATCACGCCGTCCTCGGGGCGTTTGCGCGGCAAAAAGATACCAGGGCGCGGCCACAACGCAATAAAGCGACATTCGCTGTTTTCAAGACGGTGAAATGCTTTCTCGCTCATCACACCTACCGGGCGAAGATGCTCCTGTTCGCGCTCCAGCTCGGCGATACTCAGCTGCGCCTTCTCCAGCGCCTCTACCAGCGCGAGAACGTTGGCAGGGTTAGCCAGAGCGATGAATTCGGCATTACGCTGCGCCGTCTCATCCCATGCCACATGCCCCTCGCCGTCGTATTCCTCACTGATGCATGCGGAGTCACTGTTGAGTGAATCGAAGAGGGTTTGCCCGTCAGAGCCATAGATTGCGTATGAGATGAATCCCTCCACACAGTCATCGCCAGACCCGTAGCATCCTTCGTTTTTAACTTCGTCGGCCCACCATTCGCCCGGAGTCGCTTTCTCTGCTGCCGCCTTCATACGCTGCGCCAGTTCGGTGATATCAGTTGTCATGCTGCACACTCCTGTTTCTGCTGTGCAGCCGGGTTAAGCCAGAGGCATTCAGTGCGTACTTTCGTACCTCTCCCTGCGCTGATGCGTGAGGTTTTCTCCGTTTTTACCCAGCCGGTCAGCATGTCGTTGTAGACCTCAGTGTCGTAACCGCTAATCATCACCATCCCCGCCATCGTTCTGGCCACAGCGAGTAATTGCTCATGCCCTTCAACGGTCATTTCATGCGCGTAGTAACGATTGCCTTGCACGCGAGTGTCCGGTACATATGGCGGATCGATGTAATGCAGGGTCGTTTCTGCGTCGTGGGTGCGCATTACCGCCAGAGCGTCTTTGTTCTCAATAATGACTCCCTGCAGACGCTGGCAGACAGCGGCGAGGTTGCTCGGGTAACGCTCCCAAAGATGTGCCGCCGTAGCGTATTTGCGTTTGCTGTCGCTGCGGAAACCGGATTGACCGCCGACACCTGCTGCAGAGCCGAACCCCATACAGGCACGAACCACCATGCGGCGGGCGCGTTCGATAGAATCTGTCGCTGGCTCCTGAGCATGACAGAACTCATCTCGTGAGTACGGGGTTAGGCAGCAGGCATCCTGCAGGCGCTGGTTTAATGCAGGGTCACGCAGTACACGAAACAGGTTAACTACCTCGCCGTCGAGGTCGTTGTACACCTCTGAATAGCTGCGCGGCTTCTGGAGTAATACGCCAGCAGCACCGCCGAACGGTTCGACATAACAGATATGCTCCGGCATCTGCTCGATAATCCACGGCGCCAGACGGAATTTACCGCCGTGGTATCGAATAGCCGGATGCTTGATTTGGTTGTTCATTCAGCCTCCCCAAGCACCCAGCGCAGTGCATGAGCGTATTCACCGCTGGCACCCTCTAGGGCTTTTGTGATTTCTTTGCGTGATTTGAGACGTGGCTTAGTTTCGCCAAGCACAGCTCGCTGACGCCTGGCTTTTTCATGGCCGGTTGTGCCAGCGGTCGCCTGCTCGATTTCCGCTACCTTTTCCCGCTGTTCTTCGGGTTTCAGTGATGCCAGTTGACGCGCCTGTGTAACCGTCACTGTGCCGGACTCTACAGCGTCTTTGACTGCCTGAGTGGCATCCAGCAGTGACAGCGTTGCGCGTACGGTCTGGACACTCACGCCAAACATCAGCGATAAATCGTCCTCGTCGTGCCCGCGGTCCAGCGCATCAGCCATTTTCCTGGCTCGGCCCAGCGGTGTGTCGGCCTGGCGGATTTCGTTAGCACTTACCATCGCCTGCGCCATGCGAACAGCAGAGCCGCGTTTAGTAACTGCCGGGACCAGTAGCGATTCTTTGCCCTCTTTCGACAGACGCTTGTTAGCTTCCAGTGTATGGCGCACACGCTGGCGGCCATCAACCACGCAAGACAGCCCTGTCTCCGGGTCTTTCCAGACGATAATCGGCTCAAGAACGCCCTGGTCCATGATGTTCAGCACCATTGCCTCGCTGATAGGCAGGTGTACACGCTCATCGTAAAGTGGGTGGGTCTTATCGGTGACCAGGTGCAGGTTTTCAGGCTCGAAATTGAGCACGTTTGTTTTGCCGCTGGCACCGTATACATCGATTGAATTCTTAGCCATGAATAGCCTCCTGAACATCTAAAACTCGCTGAAAAACGGGGCTGCCAAGCAGGCTGTAATTCATCCCAACAGCAACTTTCGGCACCAGGCCAAAACGCCTCATGTCAAAGTCGATGACGGCCCGCTGATCGCGGAAAAGCCCCAAACGACCATGCCGGACAACCTCTCCAGTCGCTTCTGCTTCGGAAAAATACCGCTGGACAGTAGCGCGGCTCAGCCCCAGTTTTTTCATTGCCTCGGCGGTCGTGAGTCGCCCCTGATGTCTGGTGATCCGAATCAATGCGCGGACGTACTCTCTGCGCTCAACTGCTGACAATGCTCTAGCCATGATTCCGCCCTCTGCCTAAACCGAATTTCGCGCGGATTTCAGCGATTTTGTTTAAGCCCTGCACATTACTCAGCGGACGTCCACCCAACTTGGGGATTTGCTTAACAGGCTCGGGGATAGCTTCACCGGTCTTGATGCGACGAACCATACGCAGCAGCTCGTCAGAGGCTTTACGGCGCAATTCGGAATCACTCAGTGCATTTGCACGCATGTCGGTATACAGCCCCGTAACCAGCCAATAGCAGGCTTTATGTTTCAGCGTTAACGGTTCGATTTCATGCTCAGGCCATGGGTAAGACTCAGCGTCTGGATACTGACCACGAGTCCGGCAATACTGGTAAACCATATCAACCAGCTCACTCGCGTCTGGCAGGCCTACAGTTACCGCCTCCTCAGAACGACACCAGGCTACGAACTGCCCCGGCGACGGCATGAAGGGTTTTTCCTGTTTGCGGGCAACACGCATTCCGGCGTTAATCTGCTCCATCGTGGTGATCCCGTTTTCCTTGAACGCCAGGAGCCACTGGCGACGCATCTCGTTGAGATCTTCCGCTGATTTGTTGGCCAGCGCCGGGAATACGGCGAGCAGCTGGCGAAACAGTTCGTTGAATACCTCAGCCGTCTTTGTCGCCTGATGTGCAAAGCTCTGTGCATCCTGGATTTCAGGCATGCCGGCGGCGATACGTTGAAAGTTATTCCGATCGAAGTTATGCATGCTTTCTGCGATAGATTTCATTCGAGTACCCCGTCGATCCAGTCGGTATTGTCCAGCGCACTGGCGCCTGATGTGGTTTTTGATGGAGCATGGCTGCGCAGGCGTTGAGTTGTGAGTTGGTCCCACTTCTTACGTAGTTTTGAGGGGCAGAGGATGTTTCCCTGCCAGAAACCGTCCTCATTTGCCCACTTGAACAGTTCGCAGATTTCATAGTGCGTGCGCTTGTCCTGCAGGCGCATCAGGCGGATGGTATTCGCCCATTCAACCCAGTTCGGCTCTGAGAGGGAGGCATTCACGGTGAGGGCTTTATCGAAAATCCATCGCGCGGCTTTGAGGTCGTCAGCTGTTCCCCAGGATTTACCTGCAGGGGTATAAATCCCATCGGCCGCTTCTGGATGACGAGAGAGAAACTTCAAAGTTTCCTCGTTTCGGGATTCTTTAGAATTCCGAGACGAAGAAGATCTTTTACTATTGTTCTTGTATTGGGTGTCTCCCGTTTCCGGGAAAGGTTTTCCCGTTTTCGGTAACACTTTTCCCGATTCCGGGAAGAGTTTTCCCGATTTCGGTTTGTCTAAAATCCACTCAGATAGCTCAGTATTTATACCGACAATTTTCATCACTCCCTGCTTATGAGCGAAGATAATTTTCCGCTCTGCGAGAGATTTGATTGTGTCGGAAATATGCGACTCTCCGAGGTCTGTCAGTTCAGCAATCACCGTGTTTGTTACTCGGTCCTGCTTCTTGTTCCATCCATAGGTAAGCCAGATAACAGCCTCAAGACACTGCCACTCACGACCTGACATCCGCAGACGCGGCTTGAGCTTCTGTATCTCGTTTGCGATCTTGGTATACCCGTTAGCCAGGTCGGCCATTTGACCTCCCGAACGCTCGGTTTTAATCGGAAAATTGATAACTTCAGCGGTATTTGACATACTTCATCCCGTGAATTGACCCAATTAATTCACCCGAAGGCTGGCTGTGTTGGCGCACAACAGTCTTCACCCTTTCAGAACAACCCAGCCTGGTCGCCGCCCTTTCGCACTTTGCGCTTTGCTTCCAGGCGTTCAGCTGCGCTGGTCTGCTTCTCTGCCCATAACTTTGCGTGTCGCATAACATCGTCAAACATTCCCCCTTTGCGGCTCGCCTGTGACATCCGCTTGTACATATCGACCGCCTGGTATGCCCCCCCCTGAGCCACTGCTTGCGTGAAGCCCTGGCGAAGAAGTTCCTCGCGGACGTTCTTCTCAATAAATTCGATGTAATTCATGGATATCCCGCTTACATCACGCCAAGCATTGAGCTCACGATCGTCATCAGCGCTCCTGTCTGCTCAGGCATTAGCCTGAAAAGCGACGCTATTCCCTCGCTCACCTCCTTCAGTTTCTGGTGCTCTGGCGCGTTCAGCATCACCGCCTGCTTTGCTTCAGCGCATTCCTTCATGGCCGAAGACAGGCGCGACAAAATATCGTCCTGAGGCATCAGACGATGGCGGAACTCCAGAGGAAGGACGGCCATGATTGCCGGGATAAGAAGTCGAACGTACTCGCGATAGCGCTCAGAATCGGCAGGGTTGTCCAGGTAGCGAAAAAGCTTCTGTCGGGCACGGCTGATATCATCAGGAAACGCGATCTCCTCGCCGCCCTGCTGTCGCCACTCATCGATGATGTATGCCGAGACAACATCCTGCCCTTCAGCTGCTGCCCAGGCGCGAACGGCAGAGCGAATACCGTCGTGATCTAACTCTCTCAGCTGATTTCGCTTTATCAAGGCATCGGTGTTGAATCCGGTATTTTGTTGATAGGTAAGTGAACGCATGATTTTCCCTTTAATGTTCAGAGTGCCGTATTACGCGGAGTGACGAAAACAAGGCTTTCTTTGAGCACCGGGGCCTGGCTGTGAAAAAATCTTGTAGCATCTTCAATTGCGGATGCCATTTCGGGAGATGCACGGCGATTACCGTAGGCAATCTGATCCAGATAGCCCGGGGTCGTATTCGCCAGCTTCGCTAGTTGTGCCCATTCGTCAGTTGCGGCGCCCTTACGCCAGCGGTGTAGTTCTGTACTCATTGGTGTCTCCGGTTGAGTCAACAATTTTGGAGTTTAGCGTTATGCTAAATACTACGCAAGCAACATTTAGCAATTTGCGCATTTATCATTTTGCTAAAAACGACAACAATGCATGGATGGAAAATAAAGAAATCAGAAAAGCCAACCTGGAATCTCTGTACGAGAAGCGCCAGAGCGAGTCTGGAATGACAAAGGCACAGTTCGCCGAACTCATTGAGACAAGCCCGGCAGCTCTTAGCCAGCTTCTGGGTCCAAATCCTCATCGCAATATTGGCGATAAGATGGCCCGCAAAATTGAGTCTGCGCTTAATCTGCCTTTTGGCTGGATGGATGTTTTACATGCCAAAGAAACATCTTCGAACGTTTCGTTTCGAGGATTGAATGAGACGAAAGGAAGTTATCCTGTAATCAGCTGGGTAAGCGCGGGGCAATGGATGGAAGCTGTAGAACCATATCACCGACGAGCGATCGATCGTTGGTACGATACGACTGTTGTATGCTCTGAGGACTCCTTCTGGCTGGATGTAAAAGGAGATTCAATGACCTCTCCTGCAGGTCTGAGCATACCTGAAGGGGCTGCTATTCTGGTAGATCCTGAAGTAGAGCCTCGAAATGGAAAATTAGTGGTTGCCAAACTAGATGGCGATAATGAAGCTACTTTTAAGAAACTAGTTATCGATGCTGGCAGACGCTTTCTAAAACCCCTTAACCCTGCTTATCCGATGATCGAAGTTAACGGCAACTGCAAAATCATTGGGGTTGTCGTTGACGCTAAAATTCTGAATATTCCCTAAACTCCTATTTGGACACCTTAGCCCGCCTTTGCGCGGGCTTTTTTGTCTCCTCAATGTCCCTCATCGTTATCGACAGAACTTAAATCCATTATTAATCAATACGCTAAAACAACACATCAAATAATTTAGCATTTTGCTATTGCATGGAATTTAGCGACACGCTAAATTTACCACGTTACAACATCACAGATATGTAGTAATTAGAGTCAAGCCGAAAAGACTCGGTGATAACAACCGACGGCCATCCACCGTCTTACATTAAGCGCAGAAGTATTTCTTGTTCCGCTGGCCACGTAATGGCTGAGGTTGAAATGAGCAAGCACGGCATCAGAGCCATGGTCATTTCGGCAGTAATTGGGCTCTTCATCTGGATTGCGCTTATCAGCGCACTGAAGGAGATATTTCTATGAATGATTTCGCACGCAAACCCGCTCGTCAGCAGGCTGTTCGTTTAAATCCGCTGTCAGCTTTCATCCGCCGGGTGTGCTACATGCTCGCGCAAAAAGGAGACCCTTCATGAGCACGATGTTTGCCCTGGTTCTCACCGTCAGCATGCTGACAGGCGGTAATCAGGATGTCCTGCTCGGCGTTTACGACACTGAGAATGACTGCAAAACAGCTGCAGAAGAGCAACACGTGAAAGCCGAATGTTACCCGCTGAAAGGTGTACTGGACGAGCATCCAGCCGGGTTCACGGTGCAAATGTAGGGGGAAGAATGCAGAAGAAATGCGGTTACTGCCGTAAAGCAATCGAGGGAAAACCAGTGGTAAGCACCCTGTTGTACCTCCAGGGGAACCAGCTCGCACGGAAAGAAAAAGAGTATTGCTCTGAACGCTGCGCCTCTTACGACCAGATGGCGCACGAGAGCTAACGTAAACCCGCCGAAGCGGGCTGTACGTCCGGTGCCACCGACCAAAGTTACACCGGAAATTACCAAAACCAATGACCACCCTAAATGGGCGCTACCAATGGCTCGGGGGATTCTACATCCAAAATAGAGGCTATCACATGGAATATTTTTATCTGATAAAAGCGACTCAAAAATCGGGTAAAGCTGATGCCGTAATCTGGCGCACTAATAAATCAGAAGCTCGCGCCCTTCTGCAGTTGGACGTCGATCTGGAAGACGCTGGGATCGAAACAGGCCGCGGCAAAGACTATCAAAAACCAATTCGCACCGATTTCCCGGTATTCAATGACCTGCCGGCGGAAGGTGTTCTCGATTACTCATGGTGCGAACGCTACCAGCTCGGCGACGATGGCCGCACCTGGACTCTGAAGCCAGGACAGGCGCCTGCTGATGTTGATCACAGCGATAATGCCGGAGTAACCTCTGAGGCCGTTACTGGCGAGCTGGTTGATGCCAATACCACTATCGACGCGGTACAAGATGAGACCGTGGAAACTTTCGGTAGTGATGAATACCAGGACGATTCGAGCGCGCTTTTTAACGTGGCAGAACTCCCCTTTCGCGCTCAGTTGCTGGCGCAGTACATGGCTGAAGAACGTCACGTTTATCATATCAGCATGCCTCACCGGCAGGAGCTGTCAGTTCTTGAGATGGACACTGATAACGCAGCCGTCCAGGATCTGATTCTGGCCGCCGAGAATATCCCTGAAATCAAAAAATACGATATGCCGGCGCTCTGGAAATTCACCAGTGCCAATAAAAAAGTCTTCCCCGAAGGGAAACGGCATGAGCTCGGCAAGCGTATCCAGTTTGCAAAGCTGTGGTTCGCCACGAACGCAATCGACCGCGGCATTCTCACCAGGGAATGGGCTGCCGGTAACTGTATTTCTTCAGTTATGAAAACTGATGCAGGTACGAATGCTGGCGGCGGTAATAAAACCGATCGCAATCCTGACTACACCCATACCCTTGATACGCTCGATGTAGAAATAGCTCTGGCCACAATGCCGATGGATTTCGATATCTACAATTTCCCGGCATCAATTCACCGCCGGGCCAAAGAGATAGTCCAGAAGAAAGAAAGTCCGTTCAAGGAATGGTCTGCAGCGCTGCGCAAGGTCGCAGGCATCCTGGATTATTCACGCGCAGCCATTTTTGCCCTTATTCGTGGCGCCACCAGCGATATTCACCATTTCCCTGTAAGCCTGCAGACCTATATCAATGCGAACCTGACCGAGCATAAGCATGACGTCCCTTCTGCTGAGACGCTTGAAAAAGCCGGTCATGTTTCATCTGCCGCCGTCACTCTGGACGCTGTGAAAAAGGCTATCGATGGAGATGAAGGTGTGCCTGACCTGGAAACTCTCCCAACTGACTTTCAGGTAATTGGCACCGAACTTGTGAAAGAAGCTCAAAAGAAACGACCTGACGCTAATCCGGTTCTGGCCGCCGAACGTGGCGAATATGTCGAAGGTATCAGTGACCCCACGGATCCGAAGTGGATAACCGAAGACCTGACCAAGCCCAAACAGCCTGAAGTTTCAAACATGGGCAATGGTGTTTTTTCGATTGATGGTCTGATGGATAGCCAGACATCACCAGCACCAGCACCAGCACCAGCACCAGCACTTTCTATCGTGGACCAGGCGCGCCAGCGCGCTGCAGAGGAAAAATTACATCCAGCTAATTCCGGGGAAACCACCAGCAATGTGCAGATGGAAACGGCTCAGCCGGTCGAAGACGAAAATGATAATGCGGTATCAGCAGGCGAAGGCGCTGATGAACCTCCTGCGCAAACAACTGCCGTGAACATGAGAGAAATACTGGCTGAACGCTGCCCGGATCTTACCGCCGAAGTGCTGAAAAGCCAGGTTTCCGAGAGTGCTCATAGCGATGAAGAGGAAGAGGCTGAACAAGCAGTGCCAGCATGGCCGGAGTATTTCGAGCCTGGTCGATATGAAGGCGTGCCAAATGAGGTCTACCACGCCGCTAACGGCATCAGCTCCACGATGGTTAAAGATGCCCGGGTATCGCTGATGTATTTCGAGGCGCGCCACGTATCCAAAACCATCCAGAAGGTACGCTCCCCTGTTCTGGATATGGGCAACCTGGTGCATGCACTGGCGCTGCAGCCTGAGCAGCTGGAAAAAGAATTCAGCATCGAGCCGGAAATCCCGGAAGGCGCCTTCACCACGACTGCGACGATCCGCGCGTTTATCGACGAATACAACAACGGGCTACCGCCGCTGTTGAGTGCTGACGACATCAAGGCGCTGCTGGAGGGGCACAACGCCAGCCTGATCGCCCCCCTCAGCACCGATGAGATCAAAGCACTCATTGAAGAACACAACGCTAGTCTGCCAGCGCAGACCGCTCTGGGGAACGATATCAACGAAACAGGACAGAGCTACATGTCTCTGCCAGTTGATTTCCAGCGCATTGAAGAAGGCCAGAAACAGACCGCATCTGCAATGAAAGCCTGTATCAAGGAATTTAACGCCACCCTGCCGCCACAGCTCAAAACCAGTGGCAGCCGGGAAACGCTGATGGAAACTCTGGCAATCATTAATCCGGATCTGGTTGCTCAGGAAATGCAGAAGCCCTCACCAGTTAAAACCAGCGGAAGTCGTGATGCCATGCTGGAGCAACTGGCGATTATCAATCCTGACATAGTTGCTCAGGAAGCGCAGAAGTCGCAGCCGCTGAAAGTATCAGGTACTAAGGCCGATCTGATTCAAGCCGTGAAATCGGTAAAACCGGATGCCGTGTTTGCCGACGAGCTGCTGGATGCATGGCGCGAGAACCCGGAAGGAAAAGTGCTGGTTACCCGCCAGCAGCTGGCTACGGCACTGGCCATTCAGAAAGCACTGTTGAATCACCCGACCGCTGGCAAGTTGTTGACGCACCCGAGCCGTGCCGTCGAGGTGAGCTATTTCGGCATTGATGAGGAAACCGGGCTGGAAGTTCGCGTGCGCCCTGACCTTGAGATAGACATGGGCGGCCTGCGCATTGGTGCGGACCTGAAAACCATCAGTATGTGGAACATTAAGCAGGAAGGCCTGCGCGCGAAGCTGCACCGGGAAATCATCGAGCGCGATTACCACCTGAGCGCGGCTATGTACTGCGAAACCGCAGCCCTTGACCAGTTCTTCTGGATATTCGTCAACAAAGACGAGAACTACCACTGGATCGCCATCATCGAGGCATCCGAAGAACTGCTGGAACTCGGCATGCTGGAATATCGCAAAGCAATGCGTGCCATCGCGAACGGTTTCGACACTAGCGAATGGCCGGCGCCGATTACCGAAGACTACACCGAAGAACTTAACGATTTTGATATGCGCCGTCTCGAAGCGCTGCGCGTACAGGCATAAGGGGGAACAGTCATGGAAAACACTAATATTGTTACAGCCGAACAGCAGGCACCAAACACCATTTCAGCTAGCAACGCGATCTTTAACGTTCAGGCTCTCGGTCAGTTAACTGCTTTCGCAAACCTTATGGCTGATTCACAAGTGACAGTGCCAGCTCACCTTGCAGGTAAGCCAGCCGATTGCATGGCCATCGTTATGCAGGCTATGCAGTGGGGCATGAATCCCTATGCAGTCGCGCAAAAAACGCATCTGGTAAACGGCGTGCTCGGATATGAAGCCCAGCTCGTCAACGCGGTAATCGCCAGTTCCAGCGCTATTAACGGTCGATTTCACTATCGTTACGGCGGCGACTGGGAACGTTGCACAAGGACGCAGGAAATTACCAGGGAAAAACACGGTAAAAATGGGAAATACAGCGTTACAGAACGGGTGCGCGGCTGGACTGATGAAGACGAAATCGGGTTATTCGTCCAGGTCGGCGCGATTCTGCGCGGTGAATCAGAAATCACCTGGGGGGAGCCACTTTATCTCTCTGGAGTAGTCACACGTAATTCTCCTTTGTGGGTTTCTAACCCGAAACAGCAAATCGCTTATCTGGGCGTCAAATACTGGGCGCGGCTGTATTGCCCGGAAGTCATCCTGGGTGTTTACAGCCCGGATGAAGTTGAACAAAGACCCGAGCGAGAAATAAACCCGGCGCCGGCGCAAAGAATATCTGTGGCAGAGATCACCAGCGGAACAGACATCACCACCAGCTCGCAGGATTCAGCTCTCAATATTGATTCCCTGGCAGATGATTTCCGTGACCGCATTGAGCGCGCCGAATCGGTCGATGCAGCAAAAGCCATCAGGGCGGATCTGGATAAAGAGAAAGCTGTTCTGGGCACTGTTCTCTTCACCGAGCTGAAAGGTAAAGCCGTGCAGCGTTATTTCATGGTTGACGCCAGAAACAAAGTTGAGGCCGCGATCAACTCTCTACCTAATCCCGGAGAACCGGAAGCCGTCGAACTGTTCGCTAAAGCTGAAGGCATTCTCAACGGCGCGAAACGCCACCTCGGTGATGAACTGTATGACCAGTTCCGCATCACCCTGGACGACATGAAACCGGAATACGTGGGCTAAACAGATTGGGAGGGGAAACTCTCCCGATTAAGGAATGTATATGCGATTGATTAATCGGAGCAAACACTCCCCTCTGGGCCGCCAGGCGTGCGATGCGGCGCAGGCTAAGCACGTGGAACGTTACGGCGATTACGGACGCAGCCAGATGAAAGAGACGTATACGGTGCAGATTGAAGGAGTAAAGGTCTGGGTGGAGGTGGTGAACCGTAAAGCGAGTTACGTGGCCACGGCTATGACCGGCATGCGCCGGTTGAGAGCCCTCCCCGGGCAGGTCGCCTGATAACGAATTATCAATCCACTACGGCGCGCATGCTTATACTCGGCATGTCGCCAGAGAGGTTTATATGGCGCAGATCATTTTTAATGAAGAGTGGATGGTTGAAAAGGCTCTGATGGCACGAACTGGCCTTGGAGCCCGGCAGATTGAAAGTTACCGGCAAGGAGCCTGGATAGAAGGCGTTCACTTCAAAAGAGTTTCCCCTTCTGGCGAAAAAACTTTGCGCGGGACTACCTGGTACAACTATCCGGAAATTAATAAATTTATCCGGGATTCGTAAATGGCAACACTACCTACAGGCGTTGAGATTCGTGGTAACAGAATATGCGTCTGGTTTATGTATAAAGGTAAGCGCTGCCGCGAAGTGTTAAAGGGGTGGATTGTAAGCCCCGCAAACATAAAAAAAGCTGGTAATTTAAGAGCGGTAATTACCAGCGAAATAAACATGGGGGATTTTGATTACGGGCGTCGATTCCCCTCATCCAAAAAGGCAGTAGCAATTAACACCACGTTACAGGTGAGCACATTTCATGAACTGTGTGAACTATGGCTTAAAATTAAAGAAACTGAAATCAGCGCCAATACTCTAAAGAAAACAAAATCCCAGGTTGATACATTAATAAAAATCATGAACGGAAACACTATGCTCACTGCTATTGGATATAGTGACGTTCTTAATTGTAGAAACGAATTGCTAACAGGAGAAACCTTCTATTCAAAAAACAAGCGTAAAAATAAAAAAGGCAGAACAGTTTCGACTGTCAACAATTATGTTTCTTTACTGTGCTCTATTCTGAATTTTGCGTACATGTCGGGTTTTATCCAACATAAACCATTTGAGAGCGTAAAAAGCCTGCGTAAAACAAGGGTTAAGCCTGACCCACTTACAAGAGAGGAATTTGCAGCCCTCATGGCAAGCGAACGAGGCCAAAGCCAGAACATGTGGAAATTCGCCGTCTATTCTGGTGTGCGGCATGGTGAGCTGGCGGCTCTGGCATGGGAAGATGTCGATCTGGATAAGGGCATGATACACGTTTGCCGGAATCTGACAGCAAACGGAATGTTCGGCCCACCAAAAACAGCGGCAGGAAACCGGACGATACAATTGCTCGGCCCTGCCCTGGACGCGCTGAAAGCGCAGCATGAACTGACAGCTGGACATCCGGTATCCACTATCACGTTTCACCACAGGGAATACGGCTCAAGCGAGGAACAGAATTTGCGATTTGTTTTCATGCCACGGAGACGGAAAGGCGAGCAAAAACCCTGCTACTCGCACAGCAGCATAGGCAGCAGATGGGAAGCTGCAGTAAAACGCGCTGGCATTCGCCGCAGGAATCCGTACCATACGCGGCATACTTTTGCCTGCTGGCTCCTGACGGCTGGCGCAAACCCGTCTTTTATAGCCAATCAGATGGGGCATGAAAACGCGCAAATGGTGTACGACGTTTATAGTACATGGATAGAAGAGATGAACGGCGACCAAGTTTCTATGTTGAATTCCCGGCTTGGGCTTTAA